GTGAGCGTGGGCGCTGGCGCGACCCGTCCGCCGATTGAGGTTTCTGCGGCCATAGAGGGCGCTTGCGCGACCGCTGCAGCCGTTTGCTTGGCCTCCATTTCCCTCCGGATTTCCTGCTCAACTTCTGCGCGGATCTTCTCGCGGTATGCTGCCGGATCGTTCCCGACCTCATTCGCAATCTGCGCCTTCTGATACTCCTGCACCGCTGCGTGGAATGGCGACGGATGCCCCATAAGCGCCTGTGACGCCTGTGGGTTTGCCTCGAAATAGTCGTAAGCCTGCTGCACCAGTTCCGGCCCGAACTGCTGTTCCGCCGTAAAGCGGGACATCTGCATTTTCTGGGCCTCCAGCGCCTTGTGAACGGGCTGGATATGGTGCTGAACCGCTGCTTCCGGGTTTTCGTAGAAATCCGGGGCCTGCGGTTCGGGTTGCTGGCTCTGAACCATCTGCCCGAGTTGCTCAAGCTGCTTTTTGAGGGCGCGGTTTTCCGCTCTCACCTCGCCAATGACGGCCTGCGGCACCATCGGCGGGGCTGCAGGCTCTGCGGGTTGCGCAGGTTCGGCAGGTTCCGCCTGGACAACCGGCTCTTCCGGCTGTGGCTCTTCGGGCTGCTCCGGCTCTACCGGAGTTTCTTCTGCTGGAGTTTCGTCAATAATATCGTTGAGATCATCCGTATCGGACATGGGTCACCTATCGCTGTGAATTTGCGGAACGCCCGTTTCGTCGGCGGCACGATTTCGCCCTTATCGCTGGCGGCGCGATACGCCCGTTAACCCCGGCGGCGGGTTCAGTAGCCCATAGCCAAACGCTGCGTCTCAACCGCCGTTTTATTGGCGTCGGCAACGTTCTGCATGGCCTTGCTGTTCTTTTCCTGAAGCTCTGCGTTGAACATGGCTTGCTGCGCTTCCTGCATAGGCTGCTGGCCCTGCTGTTGCGCTTCCTGCTGCTGCTCAAAGAACTCAAGAATTTCGTTTTTGATCTTCGACCGCAGGGGAGCGGCCTTGATAATCATCTGGATCGGGAGAACCCCGCCTCGCGCAGAGTCAATGTTGACAATCTGCTCAAATGTCTCGGCCTCAAGGGTCACCATGTCCGGCACTTCCTCAAGGATGATGTCAACCTCCAGGCCCTCAATCGGGTTTGCGATGCCCACAACCTGATCAAGGCGCGGATCCTGCGGCCCCAGAGCGTTCTGGTAGGCAAACTGCTGGACCTGCTCCTGTGGGTACTCAGAGAGCTTCTCACGCAGCGTTACAGGCCGGTTCAGTCCCACAAAGCGAACGTTGCGCTCATCATCCGTCACCCGGACCCAGCGCTCCTGCGTCCAGAACTGGCGGACACGCTGCCAGATGGCCTCGTAAACCCTTCTGGTAAACTGGCTCAGCTTGTCATTAAGAGGCGTCAGGGACTGCATGGCGCCCTGTTGGCGTGCCAGTACCGCGCGACCGCTTTCCCCGTTTCCTGCGCCCTGCAGAGCCTCTGTGGCCCCCTTGTCCTCAATGGACTGCTTGCTTTCCTGTAGCAGGGCAAATTGGCTTGTTGCCATATCCGCTGTTTGCTGGATTTCAAAAGGTTTCATGCCAACGCGGGCAGCGTCCTCCACCGCCTCTGCCTCGACCTCAACATGTCCGTCGGGGCGGGCGAGCTCGCGCTTCATGTCCGCCACGCTTTTTACAGCGCCCTTGATACCGATTGTCTGCCGTGAATTGGCCATGTGCAGCAGTTTGGACCGACGCTTATTGATTTCGTCCTGCTGGTCCAGAAGTTTCAGAACCTCTGAATAACGGTTGTTATCCCGGTCCACGTAAGCCGATTGCATAAGAAGCTGGCAAACGCTCTCGCCGTCCTCGTCGACATACGGGCTTTCACCTTCCTCCAGGACCACGCCATAGGAAAACTTAACCCACTTCCACTTTTCGCCCTCCTTGTAGTGCATGAGGCAGACGCGCACACGGTCACGCTCCTTGTCACCCCATACCTGATAGGCCGGGCGATCCTCATACGTATCTGAAAGGCTGGTCTGGCGCTGCATCGCGCCCGAAAGATCTTTCCCCTTGTACTGGCGCTCTACCTGCTTCCGGTCGGCCCAGATAACAGAGCCCACATACCGGGCGTCTGAGAAATCCGCTTTTCTGCTGTGAGGGTCGTAAAACAACCGGTCCCACTGGTAGTGGTTAATTTCAATCTCAGGCTGATTGCGTTTCATGCGGTGAATGACTTCCACACCGCCATAGCCCTCGATGAGCATGTTTTCCCAGACAGCAGAGCGCTTTTCGTCAAAGTTCACGTTGTCGCACACAAACCGGATGGCATCTGTCGCCGCGTCTGCCCCTTCCTCGTGCTGGGGAGTGCGGGGGAACGCCTTGGGGTCTGTCCGGCGGTTCATTTCCTGACCCAGAAGCCAGTTAATCTTTCCAGCAATCACGTTGTCAGTGATGATTGGCTGCTTACGACGGCGCAGCTCCTGAACCTCGTTTTCGGTCCACTGCTTGCTGTCGTAGTAATCCCGGCATTTCTCTGACGTTTCACGGGCGTTCTGTGTCGCCTGTTCTGCCGCCTCGAACATATCGACAAACGACAAGGATGTGCGGTCTAGGCCACTTTCCATGAATCTTCCTCGTCATCCTCGTCAAACCCATAGTCATGGCCCTGTGGTGGGCGCTTTGACGGGGTTGTGATTGCCTCAATGAGCTTGCCTTTGCGGTGCAGGCCTTCACAGCCGTAACGCAGGGCGTCTATGGCGTGATTGTTCTTGTCTTCGATAACCGGCAGGATTTCCCCGGTACGCGCATCGGTCTTGTATGCGTAGCGCTGAAATTCTCTCTGCGTGTTTCCACACTCCGGGTGGACAACAACGTCAAAGGACTGAATGAAGCTCACCCCGTCCTCTACCGAACCCTTGCCCTTCTTCGCCGCACGTATCTTCGGGAACCCGTGGCGTCTGCAGTAGTCAATTATCTCTGGCCGGGCATTGTCTGCGCGCATGGGCCATTGCGTAGAGCCAGGCAATTCAGCGAGGAAAGCGGGGTGCGCTTCCATCGGCAGGCCCAGCTCGTAAACTTCGTTCCTGACGTACAGCGTTTCCGGGTCGGGGAAACAAAACCTCACCCCTGCCGCCGGGTCGTTTGAAAAACCCCAGTCCACGCCATAGAACCACACAACGTTTTCAGGCGGCTCAATCTCACCAATACGCCAGTTCCGGAATACGCGGGCCTCAGATGCCTCTCTGTATGCCCCGTTCCAGATGTGCTCGTATTTATCCGGGTCACGACGCCTGTCGCGCTCCAGATCCTCCCGCAGTTCGTCGGGGAACCACGGGTTATCGTCCCAGTTAACCTCTACAACTACCGCGCTCTCCGGCGGGTTCTTACGAAGGAATACATCTATCGGGTCATCTTCGTTTTCAGGGTTCCAGCCAAACCAGAGCTCCGATCCAGGCGCACGGATTGTCGGTATCAGCAGGTCCAGAGACTTCTGGCTGGCTGTTTGCGCTTCTTCCCACCAGGCAACGTCGAAATCCTCAAGGGACTTGACGCTTGCGGCTGTGTGGTTCTGCATCCCCCGGAAGATTGCGTAACTGCCCGCTGTCGGGCACCTGATTTCCTTTTCCGTGATGTCGAAAAGAGCCTGTAGTCCATAATGCGCTATGCGGTTCTCCATGAGGCGCTTAACGCTGTCAGCAATCGAGTTCTGAACCTCACGGACACAAACAACGTCCTTCCCGTTCAACAGCGCAAAAACCGCTTCATCCGCAAGAAACCATGATTTGCCGGAACCCCTGCCGCCGTGAGCGCCCTTGTACCTTGCTGGTAATGTGAGAGGCCGGAAAGCCTCTGCTACCTCACGCCTTACCTTTTGGTGCAACAAGCGTTGTTTCCACAGTCAGCTTGTGGGGAATGTCCCCGCCACCAGGGCCGGAGTGCTCATTTCTGGAGACCGCCTTGCCGTCCAGCCTGTCCCCGATTTCCTTTACTGCTTGAATATCTCCATCCATTGCAGCGTCGACGAGAGCGTCCGCGATAAGCTCAAGCTTTTGCGGGTTGTCGTCATCACCGTCAAGCCTGCGGTGCACTGCGCGCTTTACAGCATCAGCCCAGAATTTCTCGCCTTTTCTACCTGCCATTAATGCCGCCTAACGTTTTGTTTTTAAACAGCCGCGACTGCCATCTTGAACCCGGCGTCAAGGCTGCCGAACGTCTGAACAGCGCCTGACGGGATGCGATGGCCGTTTGTTGCTGAAGGTGTGCCGGGAGTTGTGCCGAAAGCCACGTATACATCTGATGTGGCCACAACCACAGCGACGTCTGTCGCCTTTGCTGTTGCGGTGCTCGTGCCGCCGTCTGCGACCAGCTCACTGGACGAAGGGATGGCAGAGATGACCGGCGCGATCCCGTCCATCGGCTTTGCGAATGCTACGTGTGCAGGCATATGCTGCCTCCTAGTGTGTTGTGTGTGTTTCTATGACAACGCGCTGAATGAAATCAGCCATTGCCTCCAGTAGTTCTGCGGGGCTGTTGGCGTCGTCTGCCAGCCATGAATCCATGCAATTAACAACGTGAAGCTCTGCTGCCGTTAGTTCGTCGTCAAAAAAGGCAACGTCCTGTGCTGTCAGCATAGATACTCCTGAGAAAGGGTGCGGTTTTGGCCAGATCCGCAAACTGAAGGGTGGCAGCCCCGTTTAATTGATGGCCCCCAGACCGTGATCTGAGGGGTGTTGCCGAAACAACGTGGAACCTTGCGGCCCTGTAATTTCTCCGGGTTTGACTGCACGTCCCGGTCCGCGCTCTATGCTCTGTCCAATTGAGCTACTGGCTTCCTGCAGGATAAGCGGTGAGGAGTTGTCTGCCCCTTTAGTCACCGCTGCCAGACGGGATTCGAACCCGCAACCCTAGGCCTTAATAACTTGAACGCGGGCCGGGCGGCACTCCGGCTACCTGTCGTTTGACAGCGGCTGGTCTCGTCCGCTCTGGAATTTAACCAGTTCCGATTTCCACGCCACCGCGCTCATGAAGGGTGCCGACTAAAGATAGGGCCGAAGCCTACGGTCTGTGCCGTTCTCCTGACTTCATCAGGATTTTCTCTTTAGCCTGACACACCACATGAAAGCGGTTGGCCTCTGTAACCCTCTTTGCTCATCCGCCGTAGCCTTCTATCGTGGCTGTGCCGCCATCACCTTTGGTCATGTCAGACTCCTAAAATGCAGTAGCACCCGATGGTTATCGGGTGTGGCCGCCACAAACCGCCGCAGGGCTGGATCAGGCTTTGCCTGAATCTAAATGAACAAAGTTCAAAAGTCAACACCCCTACTCCGCAGCCCTCACATCCAGCGGGTCCAGTTCCGCAATAACCTCACGCCCCATCATTTCTATGGACGCCTCTACCTTCGGATACATGTCATGGGCGCGCTGTACCATGCGCCGGAACCTCAGAACACTGCCCGCAAACCGGCTGTCCATGACCTCCAGCTTCTGCCCCCGGATATACTCCGCGATTGCCTCCCTGTTTTCCGCCGCGCGCCTCGCCTTGGCGTATTGCTCGTTCACTTCGGCCCGGAATGTGCCCAGAGCGGCAACGTCCGCCCTGCTGAGTGCCATCAGAGGCCCCGGAAGGTACTTGACGCCCAAAACTTCCAGAAAGCGCTCTGCGGGCGTCTCCACGAATATGTAATTCGGCAGCAGGGGGTTCTCGAACGGCTCTGCGTAGCGCTTCTTGCCGACCCGCTTAAACTCGATGTGCCGGGGCAGGTAATTGGTCACGCCCATGTCATCCAGTTCCTGCTGAACGTAGAACTCTTTGCGGATCTTTTCCCCGCCGCCTTCGGCTTTGGTGGTCTTGCCGCCCTGAACGTATGCCAGATACCAGGTCATTCCGCCTCACTCAGCGCATAGACGCCCAGAGAAACCCGACGAATGAGGCCCATGGCCTGAAGGTTTCTCACGTCGTCATGTGCTTTTTCAGGAGCGTTAAGTTCGTGCAGTACAGCAATATCAGTCGGGCCGTTTTCTCCGAGAAATTCCAGCATCCTCTGGCGACGATCAGCAACATATTCTTGCTTCAGCCCCGTCTGGATGTTTTGACGAAACGCTTTCCTGTAATGCCGCTCCTGCCTTACCATCTCCAGCATCTGGCGGCCCATTTCCGCTTCCTGTTGTGGGGTCACTGGACTGTCTCCTCATGCCTGCGGATGCCGCTCCTGATGGTTGCGTGATCCCGTCCACCAAACGCACTCCCGATTTCTGCGAGTGAAAACCCAGCTTTTTGAGCGATGTAGTACGCCTCATTTCGGGCTACGGTGAACCGGCGAAAACGGCAGTTGCCGACCAAATCCGTGTAATTGATGCCGTGAGATTTGCATGTGCTTTCAACAATCAGGTCCAGCTTCGTCTTGCCCACTGACTCAAATTCGTTTCCAGCCACGCCATTGCGGTAAGCCTGCACGGAAAGCCTGTTGGCCAGCGCCATGCGTTCCTCTGCGTGGCAGGCCTCCATCTGCTCCCATGTGTCGAAACGGCGGGTCATGCGTCCACCTCTTCGGGGAGGCTCTCCGCCAGCTTGATCAGTGTCTGCAGAGCGCGGGGTTTGCGTATGCGGTAGCGGATGACCTGCTGCGGGTGTCTTAGGCAAGCCCACATATGCTGGTTATGCATCGCCACTCCAGCGGTCCTCCTGCGAACCCAATCAACGTCTGAGGGTCTTAGTTCAAAGCCATCAACTTCAGTAAGTGTGCCGTCCTGCACAGGGCACGGGCCGGGGGTGTGCTCAATCCAATCTGTCCATTCCTCGGTCATTCTGCGGCCTCCAGAAGCAGTGGGCGATCAATCGCAAACATCGGGTCAGGCTGCCCCCCGTCACGCTGGGCCACAAAGGCCTTGCCACGGTTGCCCTTGAGAATGCCTGAGATGTGCGCGGGGTTCGGTTTCTTCGACGGGTTCAGCGAGCGCCACTTGCGCAGAGCGTGGCGGATCTGGTCAACATGCCAGTCCTCCAGCTCGTCCATCCAGTCTGCGAGGATGGCCGTTTTCATCGCTTCACCGGGCCGGTTTTGCCAGTAACCGTCCAGCACGATTTCAACCTCAATGGCTATTTGAACCCGGTGAGCGGCGCATTCCTGCGGCTGCAAAGTATCGGTCAATTTCGGGGTCAGACTGGGGAGATTTTGCATTTGCGCCTCCGTTGATTGCTGTGAATTGTGGTGCTTCGTCCGGTATCTCGTCAGTCCAGCCTTGCTGCCTGAGCCAAGGCACGGGGCCGCGTCCGTATCCGCGCTGAACGTCAGGGTCTCGCCGCATGGCCTCGACGCCTTGGGCTATCTCTGCGACCGACGCGCCGGACTGAACTGCCTTGACGAAAAGCGACTTCGCCAGGCCCTTCTGGGTCTTCTTGCCATTGCGGTGTGGGTAGGCTTCCCAGAAGTCTTCAAAGTGCTGAGAAAGGGCTTGAGACGACGCTGCGCGCTCTGTCTTTTCTTTCACCCTTCTTTCATCTTGTAATAAACCCTTATTAGGTTTGTCCCGCTGCTGTCCCGCTGCTGTCCCGCTGCTGTCCCGATTTTCGTTTTCCGGTGTCCCGCTTGATGCTGAGCCGTTCTGATATTCGTCGTATTTACAGATGGTTATGACGTTTACGCCTGTCCCGGTATCTGTCCCGATCATGTCCCGCTTTTCGAGACGTTTTAAAAACCTATCGACTCTGGATTTTGACCAGCCCCATGCATCGCACATAAAACGCACGGATGAGGCGAGTTGACCGCGCTCCAGATCAACCCAGATGTCACCCACTGGTTTCTGTCTGGGCTTGTACGAGGCCTCCATGACCATCCACATCCAGGCCTCTCTCTCAGTGAAAGGCTCCGGCTTAAACGCTGAGTGCCGCCATATCTTGCGGGATATGTTGACGGTGCCGCTCATTTCCCGGCCTCCCGGAAGCCCACGCCAAACTCAATAAGCGCCTCTCTGGCGTCCTCTATGGACCGCACAACGGCTACGGGGTATCCGAGCTCTCTGAGCCCCTCATGGACCGCTTTCTGAGCCTGAGACAGCCTCCCGCCCTCGGCCTTGATCTCAAAGAAAAACGCGCCCACTTTTGCCTGCGGCAGTATCAGTAGATCCGGGAAACCGGTTACCTGTCCCGCGGCTTTCTTTTTCACAGTCGCGCGCATAGCGTGCTTGCCCGGCAAGTGGCTTTCATTGGCGCACGCGTGAATGATGTTTTCAGGCGGCAGGACCAGACGCAGCCAGTGAAGCACTGAGCGGTGTATTGGCCCCTCTCTGTCGATCCTTTTACCCACCCCGCACCTCTTGCTCTAGCTGGCGCAGGCGTGCGTCCTTAAGGCGCTCCAAGAGGGCCAGACGTTCACTGTACATGCTTCCAGAGCCTCCGCTGCTGAATACGCCGCACGGTCACACTTGAAACGTGATAAATTTTCGCCAGCCTGTATGCGCTCAACGGGGATGATCTGATCTCTCGAACCTTCTGCGGGTTGAGTTTTGCGTGCGGATGGTCTGTTCCAAGTAAAGGGTTTTCGCGGCCCTTAGCGCGCATATCCATCATGTTTTCACGCTGCGTACCGGCGAACAGGTGCTCAGGGTTTACACAACTCGGATTGTCGCAGGTGTGGCATACTAATTCTGTGTCAAGCAGCTTTCTTTTGTACATCTCAAAGGCAAATCTGTGAGCGGTCTGCGCCTTGCCGTTGACAGAAATAGCCCCATAGCCACGCTTAGACCTCGGGCGTCTCCAGACCCAGCAACCAGTCTGATCATCTTTGTCATAGAGCCGGTGAAACCTGCGCTCCGGTGGCATCTTGCTCGCAAATTTGACACCGTACTTTTTTGCCAACGTCGAACCATAAACCCCAGAGTAACCGAGCAGAATTGCTGCTTCGGTAGAGGTCAGCCCGATGAAAGCAAAAAATTGCAAATCCGCTCTCATATCTGGCTGGAGGCTGTCTATCTCTCGCTGGAGGGTCATCCGGCCCACACGTAAGAAAGGGGTTCCGCACCCTCCAGGAGGCTCTTGTCACCCGCTGCGATGAAAGGCTTGATAGTGAGAAACTGGGCCTCTGAGACCTCCGTCCCGTCCGTCAGATTGTAGAGAGGTTTGCTGGCCCGCTGAGACAGTGTGACCATGATCTTTTCGCCGTGCTTAATGCGCTCGAGTACATCCATGACTTTCATCTCTTTCTCCGTTTTTTCGGGGTCAGTTCTTTCCGCTTCTGGTGCAGCGCCATCAATTCCTCCGGGAGAAGGCCGCGCGCTTTGGCATGGGCCTCGTATCCGTCAAGCTCTGGCAGGCTGGTGATGGTCTTGATTTTCCAAACTGCGATTTCAGGATTCATTCACACACCCCCCCCCGAAAAATCCCCACACAACGCTGCCGGGGTTGCCCGGTGCGCTGCGTGGGAGGCGTCGCTGTCAATGACCAGCGATGGGCAGAATGGATGCCAGGTCTGCGCCGACCCCGTACCTGGCAAAGGATGTGATGTGCGCAGGCAGAGAGGAGTCCCCGAAGGCAATGCCCGCGCTCGGCTGGCCCCGTATGGGGTTCTGGTGGTCATGAGCGATCCCGATGCTTAGAAATGAATGCGTCCTTCTGGGGCATCGACATGTGTCGCAATTCCTCAAGGGTGATCCCGCCGCGCGCCGCAACCCGCTCCATGACCTCTGTGTGCGCTGCGTCTGCCTCGCGCACTTCCTCCAGCTTGCGGAGCCGGTCCCTTACCTGGAGCCGAAGCGGCCTCATCCCCTGCCCCCTTGTGCTGTGACGCATGATGCGCCCCATGTGTCGGGGTCTCTGACGTCAACTTCCGGACAGAAAATACCAAGCTTCTTCAGTCTGCCGGATAGAAGATGGTGATAATTCCATACCGGCCCCTCTTCCCGGATTGCCTCTTTTTCAGCCGCCAGCGCATCCTCTCGCGTAGCGTGCCACTCAACGGTCACGCTCGCGATTTGCATCTGCCAGACCTGCAATCTCTTGTGTTCATCAAGCCTGCTGAGAGGCGAGGATGACTGGCCCACGTACAAAAGCACGCCTTCCGCATCAAACACGCGGTAAATGCTCACCGGCTTGTCCAGGTCACGCGGGCTCATTCTGCAGCAACCCGCTTCAACTTCACCGGGTTTGCCTTGATGTACTTGAAGGCTTTTTGGCGCTTTTTTTGCCCGAAGTTTCCGCCACGCCGGAGCCGACCGACAAAGGTGCGGTCATTCAGCGCCAGGACACCAAACCTTGTGCCCGATAGGCCGCTCACAGCCAGATACAGCTCAACCGCATCCAGCAACTCTGTATCAATAAACTCTTCCTGCATACCGAATTGGTATACTTTTGTTTACCTTCTGTCAACAACGAAGGGTTGGAATAATATCCTTCATACTTACATTGCAGTACAATACGTTACACGCATGGAGAGTAGAGCCCTGTCGTTAGTGATTTCTGAGAATATTGAGTCCCTCATGGAGAGGCAGGGATACAATGGCGTGAGCCTTGCTGAGAAGGCTGGTTTAAGCCGCACAGCAGTCCACGCAATCCTCAAAGGCCGCATCGCCAGCCCGCGCGTTGACACGCTGGAGCGCATCGCTGATGCGCTCGGCGTGACCATTTATGAGTTGATGGCGGACATGACAGATGAGGAGCTTATCGCAGAGATAAACGCTCTTATCGCGGCGATCCCCGAGAAAGACCGCCCTCGGATTCGCGATATGATTGCTGGTTTTGTACGTATGCTGCCAACAGCAGCAATATAGCTTTTAGCTGACGATTGGTCAGCCGTCTTAAATCATCGTCCATTCTTGAAAAATCCTAACTGCGCTCTGTGCTAATGCCTGAACACTATGAATACATGGACTTTTCTCGCGGACGTCGCAAGGGGGTGCCCAAAATGGGCAGAACAACCCGTCGTAGATTTAATAACCTATTGTTCGCGCTTGGATTTAAAAGGTTCGGGCAGATCAATATCCCTTAGGTTGTCCAGAAATAAATCCGGCGCAACCGGAAGGCGCTCCAGTGCAGTCATGGTCAGATCCGTGAATGCGCCGCCGCCCTCTCTTGCAATGCGCGAAATCTCGCGATGCAAGGTTACATGCATTATCCGACCCTTCCTGCTGTGCTGAATCCCTTCGCTGGTTTCAGAAAGCAATCCATTCTCTCTCATGACCTTTAGACGGCGCGCCACTGTGCCGCGCGGAATGTTGAGAGTCTTAGATATTTCTACAGCAGAATATCGGTCGTCAGACACCAGAAACAGGAAGCCGATTTCGCGGTATTCTGTGTTCCACAGCATAAATTTGCACAGCCTCTCATATACAAGCTGTGCGCGGAAATATTCGATTTCATCGGCATCAAGTCTCATAAAGTAGACGTTACCAGCTAGGGATCAGAATCCTCAAAGCTATTTTTGTATACTTTTTAGCTTGCAAAGTATAATTTTGTGTACTACTTTCATCTCCAACAGCACGACGCTGATGGAGACGAACAATGAACGCACTGACACAAACCACGCTGCAGATCAGCAAGCCGCTGTCTGACAGTGAATGTGATGTCACAGAAAACTGGTGCGAGGCGTCTGGTGACGAAGATGCGCAGGTTACAGCGTTCTTTGACCACCGCCGGGAAGAGTTTGAAGGCGCTGGCCTCGACGTGTTCTGGGGCGACCGCGCAGAGCTTACAGCCATCGCAATCTCTGAGGATGACGAGACACGCTATTACGCCCGCCACAACGCGCTTGTGATGCTGGGTGGTGCGGATGTCGTGAGTCACATCGAAGAAATTCACACAAACCAGATCAACGGATTTTGAGGAAAGAAGTATGACCCTCTACGTCACACGCCACGGGCGGATTACCGGCTGTCGCTATCGGGCTGGTATGATGGCCCGCTTTGAAAGCAAGCAGGTTTCTCTGCCCCTTCCCCCGCGCAAGTGGACCCCTACCGGATCGTCTGGCGCTCCTGCTGTGGAGGTGAGGCTGTGAGACTGGAGATGGGGAGACACTACCGCGCCGAGGATGGCACCAAGCGGGGGCCGATGGATAGCCGCTGGGATTTGGATTTGTTCTGGGAAAAGGGCCAAACAGGCCCTAAGGAACCCGGCTGGAACAGGGACGGGTCTGTGAATGACCGTTACCCCAACCCACACGGCGCTCTCATAGCGGAGTGGCAAGACCTCACCCAGATCACCACATCTTTCGGCCTTCTTGATGAAGAAACACAGAAGGCGCTGAAGGCTCATGAGGGTGGGATTGAGTATTATTGTTCTGACGGCACCTGGATCGTCTTAGGTTTTCCGATTTGGGATAAAGGGAAAACCTACCGCGCCAAGCCTGAACCCAAGCGTGAGACGTTCACAGGGGAGTGCCGCGCCATGGTTTTTCAGAGACGCTGCCCGACCCTGACTGACGAAGGAACGCAGGGGCAACCGGGCAAATACACAGCGGAAGTTGTGGACGGAGACATCACCCGCATTGTCTGGGAGGCCTCTGAATGACCCTCCGCGACACCATAACCGCATTCGTACACACCCGCATTCTGCCGCTCGGTGGAAAGGGCACTGGGGATGTCCCCCCCTCGTCTCCGGTGCCCATCGAGCAGTGGGGAAGCTTTGAGATTTACGAACACACCGCCCGCAAGGATGAAATTCTCAGGAAAGGCGAAGGCCAATGACCCACATCCCCGGCTTCAAATACCCCGTACAGCACCGCAAGGCAGAGAACCGCCTGCGTCTGGATCTTCTGGCCATCATCGGGCTGGCGACTTTGGCGGTCGCAATGATCCTCGGCTTTCTGGTGATGGATACGGTTACAGAAATCAACAACGTGCGGGTGAATGCCTGCTTTGTTGATGGGTGCTGATAATGACCCGTCTAACTGCAATCAGACCATTCCTGGCAAAATGCGAAAAGCCGGTAGGTGTAACAATACAGGTGTCTGTAGGCGCGAGAGTAAGGCGACACAACGACGGGACATATTCTGTCACAAAAACGGACGTGGAAAGGCTGTCGCCCCCTACCGTCAGAGTGCAGGATTTCACTTTCAAACTGAACCCATACATCGCCGCCAGCGATTTGGTTGAGCAGGATTAACATGAACAGTTTCAGACCTCACGGTGAGGTCGCCCGCGCGCCGCAACTGGTTGACTGTCGGAAGTCCAGGCGCGCGGTTTCTAACATAGGAGGGCGATATGCCTATCATTAAATCAGGTGGCTACCGTACTCGCAATGAACTGTGGGCAGAGGCTCACACGGCGCGGAGCATGGCTGAAATATACCGCCGTAAATACCCCGACAACCCGCGCGCAATTGCTCTGGCTGAGAAAGAAGAGGCCACAGCAGAAGAGATTGAAAGGGAGTACCTGCAATGAACGTTTATGCGGACATACCGCTGATTTCGCACGTATCCACGATGCTCACAGATATGATGGGCGACGACTTTGATCCCGATACCTTCTGGAACACGCTGGACGGCGAAACCGATGCAATGGATCTGATCGGTCGCATCCTGGAACAGAGAATGGAGGCAAAGACACTTGAGGAAGCCACCAAAAACGCGGCGTCCATGCTCAGCGCCCGCGCGAAAAGGTTCTCAGACAAGCAGGCTGCGCTGACAAAGGCTCTGGGCGCCATTCTGGACGCCACAGGCCAGCAAAAGGTGACCCACGCTCTGGCGACTGTCTCACGCACGAAGCCGCGCGTGTCGGCCAACGTGACTTGCGAGGAAGATATTCCCTCTCAGCTTACTGTCACCACGGTTAAGCCGGACCTTAAGGCAATCAAAGCACAGCTTGACGCTGGCGAAGAAGTGCCCGGCGCGGAACTGGTGGCTGGTGAGCCCGGCGTAATGGTGAGGGTCAAGTGATGGACTGGCAAACTGTATCAGAGGAACTGAAGAAGCCTCTCAGCCCCGACGCTATCAAGCCACCCCCGCAAGGGAAGTTTGGCGAGTACGTAGACGCGCTGCATGTGATCCGTGAGGCCAACCGCATCTTTGGGTTTGATGGCTGGTCTTATGTGGTCACCCGTATGGAAATGGTTTCCCGGCAGGTGGTGCAGAAGGAAGGTCGTGACGGGACATACGAACAACTGCGCGTGGGCTACCTCGCCAACGTCAGGCTTACGATTGACGGCGTGACCCGTGAAGGCACCGCAGTGGGTTCTGGCATGGGCAACCCTGACAGCGAAGCAGACCACCACGAAGCGGCCACCAAAGAGGCCGAGACGGACGCCCTGAAGCGCGCGTTCCGCACCTTCGGCAACACCTTTGGGCTGGCCCTCTATGAGAAGGACAAGAATGCCAGAGAGGTTGGGTACACAGCCACGCAGGGCGAGATTGACGAGGCGGTAAAAGGGCTGAGCAATTGCGCTGATCTTGAGGCGCTGCAGAAGGTGTGGGCCAGCCTCTACAAAAACCTGCGGTACGTCGCGGACGAACCCGACGTTATCTCAGCAAAAGACGAACGCAAAGATCAACTGACGCGGAAGGAAGCGGCATGAAAACCATCACCATTGCAGGAAACTGCGGCAAAGACGCAGAGACCCGCACCACTCAGAGCGGCCAGAAGGTCACCAGCGTATCAATCGGTGTCAGCCACTATGACGGGCGCGAGCGCAGCACAATCTGGTTTGACGTGTCCATGTGGGGCAAGCGCGGGGAAACCCTTGCTCAGTTTGCAAGGAAGGGCGCGAAGCTGGCTGTTTCCGGTGACCTGTCCACCCGTGAATACAACGGCAAGACGTACCTGCAAGTGAATGCGCAGGACTTTACGCCAATGGGTGAGCGCCAGCAGACCGGCCACGCTGACCCCGCACGGCAGGCACCTGTGCAAGATGACTTTGACTCGGATTCGATCCCGTTTTAGGGCGATGAGATACCCCGTAAAGGTTGCGTAAATGCATGATTTTCAATACAATAAAGCGGCAGGCATCGGGTGTTCCCGCACTCGTCACCTGCCTAACCAAATGCGCCGTTGGAGGGCGAAAATGGCTGAAAATCATGTAACCGCTTTGGCGGACTATCTTCAATATCCAGAAAGAGAAATTTGGCGTCACGTCCCGAGTGAGCCGGGCGTTTTGGCGAGCTCTCACGGGAGAATACTGCAAGCCCCGTGTAATGCCCCGTTAGAAAACGGCGGCTTCAGGAGCTACAAGACCAAACCGCGCGTAGGGTCTGTTTGCAAATCTCACAAACAAGCCAGGCATCAGTATTACAACATCATGTTGCGGCGCTACGGTGAGGGCAACAGGCAGGCCCCAAGAAAGGTACACCAACTGGTCTGCGAGGCTTTCCACGGCCCGAAACCGTTTGAAGGCGCGGTGGTGATCCACAAGGACGAAAATGCACTAAACAACAGACCTGAAAACCTTCGCTGGGGCACACAAAAAGAAAATATGAACGCGCCCGGCTATCTGGAGTACTGCCGAAGCAAGACCGGCGAAAACAGCGCCCGCGCTAAGGGGCGGAAATAATGGCCGCCACCGTCCGCCTCATAAACCCGGAAACGCGCGCTCGCGCCAAGCACTGGATAGGTGTCGCTGAAGATGGCGTGAGCGTGATTTTCACAAAGCCCACAAGGACGAACCAGCAGAATTCTAAGCTGTGGGCGATGCTGAATGACGTTTCCAAGCAAAAGGAGCTGGGCGGACAGAAGCGAGACAGAGAATACTGGAAGGCGGTTTTCATGAAAGCCTGTGAACACGAAGTCACTTTTGCAATCGGCCTTGATGGCGACCCCTTCCCGATGGGTTTCAGGTCCAGCCGCCTCAGTGTTTCTCAGATGGCTGACCTGATCACGTTCATTATCCAGTGGGGTGATGAGCAAGGCGTGGTTTGGTCAGATGAGGCAAAAGCATGAGCCGTTTAACTGTCCCGGAGGGAAGCAAATGAGCAGAGGGTTTTCCTGCATATCACTGTTTAACCCAAAGACACCTGAGAACGTGGGCGGCGTGTTGCGCGCCTCCTATGCCTATGGCGTGTCGCAGGTCAATATTGCAGGACGCAGAACGTGCTGGAATTGGATGGGTAAGGCCATAAACCACGCCACGAATACACCGCGCGCGCACCGACACACTCCTGTTTTCAGGGTCTCTGATCCGCTGGAATACCTGCCGTTTGATTGCCCTGTTGTGGCGGTGGATTTGATTGATGGGGCAAAGCCCCTGCCTGCTTTCCAGCACCCCGAAAAGGCTGTCTATGTATTCGGCCCTGAAGATGGGACTCTTGGCAAGTCAGTGACTGAACGCGCACAGCACGTTGTTTATGTGCCGACGCGGACGTGCATGAATTTGGCCGCCACTGTGAACGTGGTTCTTTATGACCGGCTCTGTAAGCGCGGCAAGGATGCTCCTGCCTTCGCCTCAGAGAGTGCAACGGATTTTTACAAAAGAGGCGCAGCATGAGCCGCATAGCCCCCATGCGCCCGCCGTTCGAGAAGCCTGAAAAGCTGACCGCTGCGGAAAAGCGCGCCGGTAAAGACTGGATGAAACGGGTCAAGCAGCTTCCCTGCGTGATCTGTGGCGCTCCTGCCCCCTCAGACGCTCACCACGTCATACACGGGCGCTACGGGCATCGCAGGGCTCCTGACAAGCAAACCATACCCTTGTGCAAGGCGCATCATCAGGACGGCCCGGAGGCTATCCACAACGGCAAGAAAAAGTGGGCCGAAAAGCACGGGTTTGATTACGAATATCTGCCGCAGGTCGCGGCGCAAATTGGAGAGGTGGACTTTTGATGCCGGAAGAGTGCCCAGCATGTGGGTCTGAGCTGGACCGGCGCGAAGACGAATTAGGCGTTACTTTCCAATGTACTGAATTGGATTGCCTGCAGTTCTACGACGAAGACGAAATAGTAAACCTTCTGGCCACCCCGCCGGTTAAAGAAGCTGCGGATAACCCAAGGCAATGAGTAACGAGTGGGCGGGGTGCCCTGAGTGTTTGGAGAGAGCGATATGCACAAAGCAATAATCAGAGTGAAAGACCCGGAGTCCGTAAAGGTCACATTGGAAATAACCGCCAGCGTCAAAACACTCATTCGCGTGCGGGACGCGGTGAAAGAGGACATTCAGGACCATTGGGACAATGACCTCTCTGAAGTTTTGAATGCGCTACGTGATTGTGTGAACACGGTTGAAAAGGACTTCGTGGGAATCGCGTCATCGGAGACCACCCAATGACAGACGCAGAGACAGTAGAGCGGGTGGCGCGTGCGATACACGGCGCTTCGTGCATCGCTGAGCCTTGGGATTACCTCATGGAGTTTCAAAGGCTGCGCTACATGGATCAAGCCCGTGCTGCCCTCGCATCCCTGCAACCGCACACCGTGGCAGAGGCGGCGGACAGGATTCAACTGAACCCACCTGACATCGCCGAGAGCCACGGCATTCTTGACGAAATCGTATTCTCAAACTGCACCGCGCACCTAGAGCAGATGTCTAAGGACGGTTTCTTTCTGGGGCTGACCAGAGGTGGCGACTTCTTTCAGGTGTGGATCAACCGTCATGGCAAAAGTTTGCAGGCGAGTTACGAGATTTCCGGACCGAACGAGGCCGCCCTCCGCGCCCTCACCAAAGGGGAGGACCGGGGATGATCTGGATAAAGATTGCAGCGATGTACGCACTTGCGGGTTTCGTATTCCCCTACTCATGGCTGAGAGAGCAGCCGCTCGCCCTTAAGTACGCATGGGAAGACAGCGTTGGCAGCGTCCATGAGCACGTCAAAAGGATGCTTTCGGAGGACCAGCCATGACCACCGATAGCGCGCCGGAGCGGATCAGTGCCTCCGCACAATGGATCGGCACCAGCTACTACACCGCCTTTTTGGATGTGCGCGGTTCAGAGAATGAGTTTTCCAACGCCCAATACATCCGCACCGACATAGCCGAGGCCGAGAAGGAAGCCGCTGTACTGGCAGAGCGTGAGAGGCTGATCAGAGAGGCCCGTGAACTCAAGCCCAGAGACCACTACGAAGTGCGCGAAGCTGGGAGCGATTACTGCAGTGGCGTTAATGACGTGGTGCGAGCGCTGGAAACCGCCATCCGCAAGGGAGACGACAATGACTGACCAGACACAGGCGCTGCGGGATCTGCTGGAGAAGGTGATTGCCGCATACGACGCAGCAAACCCCATGCGAACGGCGGACTTTCACAACCAACCATGCCTATGTTTCAGGTGCGTTATCGATGAATGCCGCACCAAGCTGGCAGAACTGGAGGCCGACAATGGGTGATCGCAAAGGACCGGATTGGGAAGGCTTCGGGCGTCATCTTTTGGAGGATTGGCCTGTTGGCGATATTGACGGGGCTGACCTGTTTGACGCAGCGCTGAAACACGGCCTTATCTGGGAAATCCCCGGCGGATACGATCCCGACCAGCACATTGACGCAGAGGGGATTGCACCGGAGCGTGGCGACCCTTGGTATGAATACGCTTTCTCAGGGCCTGACCCCGTCGAAATCCTCACCGCCCGCGTGAAGGAACTGGAGCAGGCGCTGAGAGAAGTTCGGGAAGAGATATGTCGCGGGCCTGTGAACGACATTCTCTGGCATCAGGAAACCCCGGCGGAGACCACGGTCGACTTTATAACCAACACGCTGAACGATAATTGGTCATACGACGCTTGGCTTTCCCGTGAAGCCGCACTCGCAAAGGGGGATGCCTTATGAGCACAGAGCATATGAAAGCAATTTTGCAGTGCGTAGAGGCGGGTGAATGGCTTGCATCTGGAGATGGCGACGATATGTGGCTTAAGTTCCACGACGCCTTTGAGGGGGGCGTCTGGAGCCTGTACCATGCGCGCGCCCTAGATGCCTTTAACGGCTCTCTCGACGCGGCCAAGGCACTGCATGAGGCGCTACTGCCAGACTACACCCGCAGCGTTGACGCGACTGTGCCTGAGTGGGGAGTGACAGTATCGCTGCACAAAGGTGGGTTCCCGCAATTCGAAGGCGACTTGGAAGACGAGGCCCGCGCTTGGTTGGTCGCCATCCTGAAAGCCCTGATTGCAAAGGGGGATGCAGATGGCTGATCTGAAACCCTGCCCGTTCTGTGGTGCGCATGACGGTATCGGCTATGGATATGCGCGCGACGGTGCCAGCTTGTGCTGCGGATCTTGCGGCGTCGGGTTTGTTCGCTACCACGGTAAGGGTGGCATGCCTGAGGCGCATGAACGCCTCGCTGAGGCTTGGAACACCCGCGCCACCGAGGGCCGAGCCGCTGAACTGCTCAAGGATGCTGAAAAGGCGCTCGTTACGGCCTGTGAGCTCGGCTTTGATGTCGAGAAACACAGAGCAGTAGGAGGCATCGCGCCTATGGCAATCGGGCGCGTGTCTTATTTCAACGATGTCATTGAGCGTATCCGCGAATTTCAATCGGGGGATTTATGATGCTGGGCGAACGATTAAGAGTAGCAAGGGCCCGAGCGCAACTGAGCATGGCTGACGTTGCTAAAGAGTGCGGGTGCACGGCTCAGGCTGTCATGAAGTGGGAACACGACCGCGCAATGCCTGACAGTCGTAAGCTCCTGAAACTGTGCGGGCTGTTGGATATTTCCCTTGAGTGGATAATGGACCCTGACCCGCTGGACTTTCATTCGACCGAACGCGCGCCGCAAGGCAGGCATGCAAAGTATTGGGCCAGAGAGGCTATAGCAGAAATGCGCGAGCTTGGCCTTGTGATCGCCCCAGAGGGAGACTGAGTAATGACGCAGCTTTGCCGTATCGAAGTTATTGCAAAAGAGCTTGGCATACCAAAGTCCAGCCTGAGAACCGCAGCAGAAAAGCACGGCTTCCTTGTTCGCATGGGTCGCGCTATCCGCCTGGAACGTGACCGCATACCGGAGTTATTGAAAAAATGCCGAGACCAGCCAAAGGAGCCCGGCTCCACAAATTCAAACACCGACCGCACTTCTACATCCGGGACACAGGCAAACCCGACCGCAGCACGGGCTGCACAAGCCGCGCAGAAGCTGAAAAAGCGCTCGGGGCCTACATCGCAACCAAAGGGCGGTCAGGTGCTGCCACTGAGCCGGAAAACTACACCTGCGGAGAAGCATTGACCGTGTACGCCGAGGAATACGCCCCAACAGTCGCAGCGCCGGAACGTATCGGTTACGCCATTGATGCGCTGCTGCCGTTCTGGGCGGATCTGAAGCTGACCCACGTCAAAGGTGAGACATGCCGCCGTTATGCGAAGTGGCGCGACAAGTCGCCCGGCACGGTTCGGCGCGAACTGGGCACACTGCAAGCCGCTATGAACTATGCGAACCGCGAGGGATACGTGACCTCCGCGCCGCTGGTGACGCTGCCAGAGGCCCCCAAGTCCCGTGAGCGCTGGCTGACCCGTGAGGAGGCCGCGCGGCTTGTCTGGACAGCCTACAGGGGACACAAGACGAAGCACCTAGCGCGGTTTGTACTGATCGGGCTTTATACCGGCACCCGGAAGGACGCGATTCTGCGAATGGGATTTGAGCCCTCCACCGTGGGTGGGTGGTTTGACCTTGAGCGCGGTATCATGTTCCGCATGGGAGATGGTGAGCGCGAGACAAAGAAGCGCAGAACCCCTGCCCCGATACCGCGCCAGCTACTGGGCCACCTGCGCCGCTGGAAAGCCTCCGGGGCACGCTGGGCAGTTGAGTACGAGGGACTGCGCATAGGCGACGTGAAGCGCTCTTTCGCGCGGATCGTGGGGGATGCTGGCCTGGAAGGCGTGACACCCCACACGCTGAAACACACGGCCATTACATGGGCGTTGCAGAACGGCGCGAAAACATGGGACGTGGCCGGGTTCTTTGCGACCAGCCAGCAGACGATTGAAAAGACCTATGGACACCACGCGACCGATTACATGGCGTCGGCGCTGGATGCAGTGGAGAGAAAGCGGTGAAAAGGAGGGTCCAATGTCGTACTTCCGGTACAAAGAAAAATTTGGCGACGTGCTGATTGATATTGAAGGTATTCGGTTCGTCAAGGAGGTGGGCACTAACCCTTGTGGCGGCGCACCCCGTGCTGAGAGCGGGCGCATCACGTATTCAGACGGTTTTACGTTAGACGTTTCAAGGGGCTGCGCACGGGCGCTTCAAGACGCTTTAAAGTCGCAAACAGTTCCGCGTTCAGCAGACCAAAAAGGGAGTAAATAATGGGGTTTCTGTTACGTGTAACAGCTATTAACGCGAAAAAGTGGCGGACCCTAGAGGATTCGAACCTCTGGCCTCTGCCTTCGGAGGGCAGTCACAGGGTGCTGTTTCACCCTCTGTTCCGCAAATTCCCCTTGTTTTGTTCGCGCTCAAAGCGGGTTGAAAAGTTTCAAACCGTTACGCGTAACAGATACCTCTCCGGTTTCGGGAGGGCGGTGTGACGGCCTGCAAGCACCTCCACGGAGACAATGTGCGTCACCTTGGTGGGTGGGTGTGCGGTCAGTGCTTTGAGATACTGGAGAGCCGACCACGCAAGTATCGAATGAATCGTCTGCCAACTCCCGCTGAATGGGACGCGAAAAAGGTTGGGCCGAGGCAGGAGATTTCATGGCAGGCCGAGGTTCTGAAATCCCCCGAAGGCACAAACCTCTCAACCTTCCTGACAGCAATTGCGCGACGGTTTGGTCACCGTGACCTAAGCCTGTCGAAGCATGAAAGCTACAAGCTTGCTTTGGATGCTGTGAAGGGCATGGGCGTGCCCTTCGGTCACCCCGACTACGACTGGTCGCGCGCCTCTGCAATCGACATCGCAGACGAGGAGATGACGTATTGGGATGAATGCGCGGACGGGTCCAACTCATGACCGCCCTATCCCCCACAGACACAGAAGGAGCGGAGTAATGCGGCATTGGCGATACTACAACCCTCAACCGCAGTGCGAAAAGTGCGCCCGGTTCATCCCATACGAGCGGGCCACCTTGCACGAAAAGTCGGATGGTATGCCGCTGCCCTCGCCGGTCCAGTTTTGGAAAGGAACCTGCGAGCGGTGCGCCGAACCACCCACAGACACAGAGAGGTCGGAGACATGACGGAGTGCACGCCGAAAACACACCCAAACGGGGAATGGGTTCCTGTGTGCCGCATCGCCCAGGAAACAAATGTCGCTGGGCGGGCATGGCGCGACTTGCTTGGTAACGAGGGCGTTCAGGGCACCTTTGCGAACCCGCAGGCGGTGATAACGCACTGGTGGTTCCCTCTGTCCACAGACACAGGAGCCGACCAGTGACGGACGCACAGAAACAGGCGCTCAAATGGCTGAACGACCACGGCGGCGATGCCTGCTTTGACAAAAACGGCATTGCTCTGGCGATGGGTGAAACAGCCCCGCACGTCAGAAGTACATGGAACACATTGCGAGATCAGGGGCATGTCGAGTTTTACAGCTCGTCGGGCAAGGGGCGCGGAAGAATGCGGATCGCCACCCCCACCAAGCCGAAAGGAGAGACAGATGGCTAAGTACAGAAAGAAACCCGTTGTGATTGAGGCCCGGCTGTTCACTGGCGGGAAAGGTCACAAAGACCTGTGCGAGTGGTGCGGCGCGACACCGATCAAGGATGGCCGGGAAGTTGTCAGCCTGCTGATACCGACCCGTGAAGGCGATATGCGCGCCGATATTGGCGACTTCATCATCAAGGGTGTGGCTGGCGAGTTCTATCCCTGCAAAGCCGATATTTTCGCTGAGACCTACGAGGCCGTTTAACCCCACGCGAGCCAACACACAGAAGGAAAGACAGATGCTTCACGATAGCGCGCCCAAACAACTGTTCGCTGGGCCGTACCATGTGTTTGAAAATCCGCCTACACGAACACGCGGCAGACGGTCCTTTTGCCGTTACGTGCTGGCTGAACCCCTACCGGAAAGCTGCACAGATGAGGATGAACTGGTCGCTCTGCTGCGCCTTGTTGAGGTCGGAGATAAGGAGCCGACGCTGCAGCACATTACGGATGCGCGCTTTTGCATCGAAAGGCTTCGGGAGAAGCTGTCCCGGATAAACTCGATTTCGCAGACCACCACCCCCCACCGCGCGTAGCTCAACTGGATAGAGCACGGGGCTTCTACCCCCGGTGTTGCAGGTTCGAATCCTGCCGCGCGGGCCAACACACAGCGGCTCCTTTGGGCCGCAGCATAGAGGAAAGAGATATGGCGCTTTGTAATTTTGAGAAAGACGTTCTGAGGATGTTTGCGGGAGAACCGCAGGACACGATCAAGGGCTGGGGTGCTGGCTTAGGCGCGGCGCTGGAGCCTCTGAAAAACGGGGGCTTCATTGACCGCGCGATAGAAAACGGGGCCATGCGGTATTTCATCACTGACAAAGGCCGCGCAGCCATAGCAGAGAAGGACTGAGAGGATGAGCGACCGCCACGGGCCACGAATAACGATCACAGCTGACTGCTATGGCTGCAAGTTTTGCAGGTCAGAGTATTTCGCAGTGCAAAGCGACACTGGCTTCACGCATTACTGCGATCACCCTGTGCACAGTGGAAAATACATCAACAGCTATTCCTCTACGACACCCGATTGGTGCCCCCTTTTGGAAGCTGCGCTAGCCGCTGCGAAAGCGGCCTGAATAACCCCCACCGGACCAGCGCGACTATCTGACCTTCCGCGCTGGCCCTGACCACCTCAAAAGCAAAGGAATCAAGATGGCTACTGAACACCATAGTTTGCTCACGCGGATACTGTCTCTCTTTACCGACGAACCAACGGGCCATGTCGTCAACCGCTACAGTGCAGGCATTGTCCTGCATGAGTTCATGGACCGGCGGGGGCGCACATATCTGGCCCGGAACCGGCTGGCGCGCACGCGGGATTACAAGGCATGACCGATTGGAACACGGTGCTGGGCATCAGTTTCGGGGTTGTTATCGGTGCAGCAGCGGCTGGTTTTATGGCATTCATTGTGCATCAGGTGAGACGGCGCAGAGCGGCTGACAAATTGGACAAAATCCATTCCGACGTGGAAGATGTACGAAGGATGATCAGGGATATGAGGAAAGGGGAATGAGCATGAAAGTCACAGATGCGATGATTGACGCCGTTCTGGAACACCGGCGCGAGGAGAGCCGCAAGCTTTCAGAAAACCCGGACTACGGCATGTGCGCGTGCATGGGGCCAATCCCGGTGAGGGAAACGGACGGGCGCATTCCTACCAGGCGCTGCCAATGCGTCCGGTCCACTATCGCAAAGGAAATTGCAGCGGCACTTGAGGTGGCAGAATGAACCGCAGAGAGTTTATGGCAGGGCTGGCAACCCTGGCTGTTGTGCCGAAAGAGGCCATAGCATCGGATGGTCATGGGTGGCGAAACTTTGGTGTATCCCCGGATACTTTCCTCACGCAGCCTCCGATCCGGCTGAACGCCCATGTCTTTACAAAGCCCGGAACCTATGGGGTTCGCTGTGCTATTACACGCAGCAATGTCGGTCAGGTAGCGTCCGGTGATCCATGGACAATCATAGTCGATGACTGAGTCTGATCAGGCAGCAACACCCTCAAAGCAGCCGATCATCTGAGGCCCGTCGGGGCGCGGATTGCCCATCAGATCCCATGCGGAACTGAGATCGCTGGAATAGCGCTGTGCGGTCACGAGCTTCGGCAGGCGCACAGTGTCCAGCGGCGTGCCCGTACCGGCTTCATACGAAAGGTCATTGTTCTTGTAGCCAAGCGTGCCAAAGGGCTCGATGTCGCTGACGCCATCAGCAGCAGTGAGCGCTTCCAGAACGCAAACCGCCGTATCCGCAACGCTCGGGTTTGTCTGGTTCGGCTGCAGGATAATATTACCCTCCTGACGATACCGTGGATAGTTATTCACCCGCAGCGCAAGGTCAGCCAGTTCGGCGGTGCCTGACGATGCATTGGCCGGGTCCATGAAGTTGACGCACGTATTGCCATAGAACTCGACCGGCGCGGCGCGTGATGTGCTGGTTGAGCCGCTTTCATTATCCACGTCCCAGAACCTGCGGAAGTCGCCGCCGTCGCTCAGAGACCGTGCGTTGCAGCGCACCAAGAGGCAGTTTCTCATGGTCAACCCGCCAGCGGCAAAGCCGACGAAGCTTTTCAAGCCGTGGCCGCCAATCATAACGCATCCATCAAACAGGCTGTTCGATGCTGCGACCGCTTTACCGTTAGTGTCAGGCGTAATCTGGACACCGAGGTATCCGCCCTCTGAGTAGCAGTCCTGGACAGACAGGAAGCTGTTGGCGATTTGGCCGGTGTTGTGGCGCAGCCATGGTTGCACTGCCTTTACCGGGATGCTCAGAGACCAACCGGAACGCGTGTAGAATTCGCACTGGAGATATGCGGCGTATTTGACACCGCCGGTACGGATAGGCCCGTGGATAACGTTGTCATCCGCCTTTGCACCATCAGAAATCGCGTCAATCTTGCGGACAAAACTGGAGCCCACCGCCATCAGGATCTTGTCGGCAGATCCATTGAAGCAACTGACGGCGAAGTTAACCCAATTGGTGAAAAAGCAGTCCGTGAACAGGACGGTGCGCCCAGCGTCCTGACACGTGACGCCCTCGTAAGCCTGATGGCCGCCGCTGACCTTGCAATTGTGCATCAGGACGTGCTGGGTATCGTCCTGGAAATCGCCGCCGGTGTGGCTGTTCTTAAAGACCTCGCCCCACTCGTTTCCGGTTTCGGTCGCGCTGTCGAACTCGCCCCGAAAATCAATGTCCGCAAGGACAATCGTTTTGATCCCGTTCTGGCCGTGCCGACCGATATTGAAGGATGCCACACTGGTTGTCGTGCCGTTTGTTGGCAGCCTGTAAATCGGCATTGGACCCGAGCCGGTGCGCGGACCCGTCACCATCAGGTTCGGGACATCCTCGCGGATATTGCGAGAACCGGGATTAAAGTCTGTTCCCCAATTCAGAATTACCCACTGCGTGCCGGTTGCTCCATCGCACGCGTCGTATGCTAGACCAAGATTGGTATAGGTGTTTGCCCCCGGCGGCGCGTTCGTGTTGTCGCCCGCCTGATCGACAAAATGGATGCTGGATGCGGGCAGATCGAGCGGATCTCCGACAGTAATTTCTGTTGTGGTGCTGGCAAAAACGCCAAGCCGCCAGTTCACCGCTGTGCAGGTGATCGTATAGGTGCCGGGCATAAAGGTGTGAGCCACCTGTGGCCCGCGCGCGAAGTTGGCGTTGTTCTTCTGGTCCGGCAGTTTTTGCGCGTGATAGAACCCGCGAACAGTATCCCCGAAATTCCATGTGATATGCGTGCCGTGAAACTTCGGGTCATAGACCCCGCCGTCTCCATAGTTGAAAAAGGCAGCATCCGGCCCGGCCAGTGATCCTGTCGGGCGCGCGAAAAATACAACGCCCTCTGGTCCCATCTGGATAGTGTTGCGGTGCACGTCGATTGTCAGGCCCGGCGCGTCAAGCGCCACATCCTCGTAGCCTCTGGCCTTCTGAACGGGTCCACCGTTCGACACGTCCATCGAGTAAAACTCCTGAGACAGAAGGCCCGCGAATTTGAGTGATTTGACAGCCATTACGCCAGCGCCTCCCACGCAAATGTGGTGAGCCAGAAGCCGATGTTTTCCTTGCCGGTGTCGCCGCCGTACTGGCGGATCCCGGCCCCGCCGGTCATGAACGTGGTATCGGTGGCACGGATGACCTCAACATCGGCGAGATAGAACACAATGTCATTGCCTTCCCTACGCAGTTCCTTCCGCCTGTTTTCGCCTTCCGGGAACGTGTCTGCGTGGCTGCCTAGCTCCGCTGCTGTGGAGTTGTTCTCAACGCGCCGCAACCGCCATTCACTGGCACCCACAATGTATTGCGGCACGTAAAATCCCTGACCGTCCGGCTGAACGCAGATCATCAGACTGCTGTTGCTCACGCCGACATCGCGGTTGACCATATCAACGACGCCCACGGCGCGCTGGTTCCCTGTGCCAGGGGTATCGGCCCGGATCGTTCTGGCCCGCCCGGCTGTCGTGTTGGACACCATGTAGCCATCGCGCAGGAACGACGTGTCCGGGTTGCTGGCCCCGGAGCCGTTGAGCTCCAGCCATGCCTCGCCGCTTTCGCCGACGTGCGCGGTCGCCAACGTGCCGTTGGTGCCGGTGAATGTGTCGGACACAAGGGACGGGATGCTCAGCGCATTGCTTGCCGCAGCCACACCTTTGAAGGTCTCGATCACCGTCACATCGGTCCCGGCGTCGGCGGCAACCACCGTGTACGTCGGGAAGGTCACAGCAGCCACAGGCGTGCCGTCACGCGCGTTCTGGTACGTGGTGGCGGTCTCAGTGCCCTCAAACAGCCAGAGGCCCGGTGTGATCGTCAGATCCTCGCCCACGGCGGCAACGCCAGCCAATACGGGCGGAACCAGATTGACCGCATCGGCAGAGTCGAAATCCGCAACCGGCACGTTGTAGGTGCCTGCGTAGATTGACGGCGCGGAGATTGTCACCGTGATCGTGCCGCCCTCAACCGTGATGACAGGGGAGCCAGTGGACGTGTCCACGGAAAAGTCAGGCAGATCTACGGACACACCTATAGAGCCGCCCTGGAGGCCGAGCCCCAGACCAAGTGTTAAAGCCATGATTATTTGTCCTTGGTTAGCCGTCTATCCCGGCTGGGGATTCTGCGAGCGCTTCGAAAGATTGCCCTGATGCGACAAGGCACGTCAGGTCGTTCGGTGTTGTGACTGTGATTGTCCAGGTGCCCGTTTCGAGAGAGGCATAAAGCTCCATCACGGCGTTGTTCGCGCCGAGACCTATTGACTGCCGGGTTTCCCCGTATCCGTCCGCAAGGCGGTCAATCACCGCAATGCGCGGGCCGCAGTTACGGGCATTCTGTGCCGCAACCGGGCATGCGAAAAGAACCGCCGCAGCGGTCAAAAGTACCTTCTTCATGGAGGCCCCCTTTCGGGGTTATTGGCAAACGGCCAACATCCGTGCGTCCAATACGTTTATCCACCGCAGAACGCTTTCCGGTGTTTGTATCAGTTCTTCATTTGAGGGTAGTTTAAGTCTCTCTTCTGCGTAGGCGTTACAGCCCGCGCCAATCACGGTCCCGGCTGCGCAGGCGGTCAACAATATCGCCCCCAGAAAGCCCGTCAGTATCCGCCTGTTCTTTCGCAACAGCATCACGGCCATCCTTTTGTCTCTCGTCGCTCTCTTCGAGGGCATCCTTCTCAGCCCCTAGCGCGCCTTCACGCCTTCCCATGCGGTATGTCCCCAGAAAGGCCGCTATTACCCCCAGAAGCCCCGCTCCTGCGGCGTACAGCAAAGCCCAGTCAAACATCGCGCTCTTTCGTGAAGTACCCGAAGGCCATCATCACCACTGCCTGCGCCCATACGTCGAAATCAGCCAGGAACTGAGTGGCCGGGAAGTCCGGTAGGTATTTGGCCATGACGGTTTGCAGGATGGCTGTGAGAGCGCCCGCCACGATAACAGCGGTCATTTTTCGCGTCGGTGCGGATGTTGGTTGATTAACAAGTGTCATTGCGTTTCCTGTCTTTTTGCCTTAATGTTCGCGTTATGACCTGCATGATCTGTAATCAGTTTTCGCAACAACCCGTGTAACCCGGGCGCGTTGCTGCGCCCATGTGGCGCTGATCAGCATCAGAACTTCCAAATTAGCGCCGGATAACCAAGCTTTGGTAGCTCAGAGGTAGAGCGGCGGGTTGAAGGTCCGCGCGACGGTGGTTCGATCCCATCCCAAAGCACCACAGCCTAGTAGCTCAGTTGGCAGAGCGGCGGACTGTTAATCCGTATGTCGCAGGTTCGAGCCCTGCCTAGGCTGCCACGATGCAGTGGCCCGAATGGTATGGCGCTGGATTGCAAATCCAGAAAATGCGGGTTCGAACCCCGCCTGCATCTCCATAATGCCCGTTCGTCTAGCGGCAGGACGCTGGAATTTGACTCCAGAAACTGAGGTTCGAATCCTCAACGGGCATCCATTACCTCCGAAACAGCCCCAGAATGGCCTTGAAGAACCCCGCCCATGGGGAGGGTTTGTTACGCTTTGCCAGCACCCCGTCCCACCAAGCACGGGCGTTGAAGCCCGGACACTGAGTAGCAGCGCCAGGCATATCTCTGTGCCCCTCAACAATGGCTCCGGGGAACCGCTCCTGCATCTTGTCAATAAGGCCAATCATGGCTGCGGTCTGGGCTGGTGTGCGGCTGTCAAAACCCACGTTGGGCTTGGCCTCAGTCACGCCACCCTCATAGCAGATCCCAATGCTCTGCCGGTTCTCACCCTTGCTGTGCGCACCCACTTCAAAGCGGCCCGGCTTGGACAGGTCGCGGCCCATTTCAATCGTGCCATCCTTGCGGACAAAGAAGTGATAGCCGACTTCGCGGAAGCCACGGTTACGGTGCATCCGGTCAATGTCGGCAACAGTGAAATCCTTCTCCACAGGCGTTGCGGAGTAGTGGATTACAATGTGCGTTACCTGATGGTCTGGCGCGTATGTCATTCCGAAACCTCTGTTGTGGAAACATCAGGGCGTAGAGGAAGCCAGCCGAACAAAATCACCTTGCGGGTTGTGCGGAGAAAAAACGGCGGGCCTGCTTCAAGGCAGTCATTGGCCCAATCGCCAATCCTGTATGTCACCGTATTGCCCTTGATTTCCTGATACGTGGCCTCCTGCCACCGCCCGGAGTTGCATTCAAAACCGTCACCGATCAGCGTTATCTCTGAGCGCCAGCGGGCTTGCACCGTCCCATATGGCGTTTCCCTGACAAAGCGGACCTGATCGCCCTTCAGCGTCATGCTGATGGGGTTCACAAACAAGGTTGAAGGCACAAACAGCCATGCGATAGCACCCGCGACAAATATCCCGGACACCACATCCATCAGAAGGCGAAACATCTTATCTGCTGTCCCAAAAAGAGTTGTACGCTGCGGTGATGGCGATAATCGCGCCCGATACCCAAAGCGCGAACCTTGCAACCAGTTTACCGGCCCGGATCGACCCCAGAGCATCGTCCAGTTGTTCCGCCCTGCTGGGCTTTCCCGGCCCCGTGGGCTTCATGAGAAAGCTGTGAAGGTCAGAAAGCATCTTGCGTTCTTCATCCGTCATATTCCCCCCAACACCTGAAACCCCGCTGGCGGGGCATCACTTCGGCTTTGGTAGATTTACTTTTGCTTAAGAAAGAATTTGACGATTGAAAACATAACCGCCAGCAGCCCCGAAAGGGTGGAAAGGATAATCAGCAGGGTCTGGATTGTGACCTCACCCATCTGGCCAAACAGCGGGATATACGTCACGACAATCTCAAGAAACGGGACCGCTTCCGTCGTCTTCGCTATCTCTGTCGCTGCGGCCATCACCGCCGGAGGAGCGGTTATCATAGTCGCCGCGCGCGACGCGCTTACACCAATCATCCAGAAGCCAGAGCACGCAGCCGACGCCCGATATCCCCACTATAGCGAGAAACACGGGTGCGCCCCAGAATGACGATGAGACAGGCATAGTGAATAAATTCGTGCGCCATCATATACAGCGACGGGGTGCCGAAAAACACGGCCCAGATACTGATACAGGCGGCACAGACAAACAGCAGTGAAAGGAACGCGTAAAACGCTTTTCCGGTTCTGTGCGCCAGGAATACAAACAGTACCGACATGGCCAGATCCGCAACCATATTCACCTCTATGGGCTGGCGTATTTGCTGCAAAATCCAAAGGGTTGACCCGATCCAAAACGGCAGTTGACTGGCTACACCTGCCATTATAGCGTGTGCAACCCCTGCGCGAAACCGTGTCAGTTCAATAATGGCGAAAAGAATAAACCCCGCCGCCATCATTGTGTGTTCAATGCCCCACATTTCAGCGGCCACCGCCACCCAGCAGGACAATGCCGGGGCCTTCGTCTGGATAACATTTCATCATGCGGTCACTTGCCGCAACGTGGGCCTGCTCAATACCCACCAGAGCGGCCTTGAGGGCCGTGCGGGCCGCGTAGGCGTCCAGGGCCTCACACCCAAGCCCGCGCTTTTCCATCATCTTTTTGATGCCGTCCACTGAGTGAATTGCCGACTTCATAGCGGCTTTTGCTTTGGCCAGATCAGCCTGCGCACTTTCAATCAGCGCCTGTTCGTCGGCGTCCATTTTTTTGCTCACGTCTGCGTCTTTCATATCGCGGCCCTCCTGCCGGAGAGCGTTTCAGGTTAAGGTGAGGTGGTCAAGTTATGTATTCAGATGAATATTCAGGCGACGATCAGTTTCGCAGCCCGGAACAGGTCATCAAGCTGGGTGTCCGTTAGGGATGCAGAGGAAGCAAGGGCAGCAATTGTTGTGCTGTTACGGCGAAACTCCACCGCGTGCTGCCACGCCCTCTGCACATCGTCGCTTTGACTGCCCACAAGGGCCTCAATCGCGGTCAGCAGGCCTGCAGCAGCCAGCGCCTGCCTCGCCTGGTAAGCTGAAACAACCATAGTGGCCCGCTCTGCAGTCAGCTTCGCGGTCTGATCAACCACAATGGAACTGCCGCTGAGCGACCAGAATTCCCGGTCATCGCGCGACGGAAGGTCGCCCACAACATCAGCGGCCATAATCTCCCCATTCAGGGTGACAATTTTGGTCATTACTGCCTCCACACCATGACAAACATATCCGCATCTGAGTTTGTGCCGTTCTGGTTGGTAACCCCGACACTGAAGCCGGAAGTTGCTGGCGTTCCGTCAACCCCGATTGTGTAGAAACGCGCGTTGGTGCCGGTTGCAGTGGCAAACACAAAGTAATCCGCGCTGGCTTCAGCAGAGGCGAAATTCAGTGTGTAGCGCCCGGTTCCGATGTCAACAATGGTGCCGTCAAAGCCGCTCTGGAAGGCATAGGTTGGTGTGCCGGAAAACCCTGAAATCTTCGCGTATGCAACCATCTCAGCGTCCTTCAGCGCTCCCTTGACGTGATCGAATACACCGCCGGATGTCGCCAGTTTGGTGTCGTCGTCTGTGAGGGAGGTTTCAACGCCGAACCCATCAACCAGGTTGCCGTTTGCGTCTGCCTTTGGCACAAAGTCCTGAGTGCCGCCGAAATCCAGCGCCCCGCCGGTCACATCAATTGTTCCTGTGACTGTCATTGTCGCGCTGTAGGTGTAGTTATTGTCTACAAGGTTGGCGAAAGTGACCTTCGCGGGTGTGCCTGCGCTCGCCACGTACAGCAGGTCACCGACCCCGACGCTGGTTTGCTCAACTGTGAAATCCACGAGGGCTTTTACGTCTGCCATTTGCTATTTCTCCCGTCAGGGCTTATCTCTGCTGAATGGAGATATTGCTTGCTATTGTTGTGGTTGTGTTCTGTATCTGGCTGGGCGTCCGCTCTGAGAGGCGTTCCAGCAAACACCTTTACGACTTCTTCCGACCTGATAAGAAAGACTAGAGGCGGTTACCTGTAGCCGAACCCGTAACAGCGGCAGGCGTCAGATTGGGCGCGGCGGCGGGCGCTCTGATAGCCCCGGTCGCCACTGTATCCAGAAGATCCTGAGAACCCTTCATGGCGCTTCGGTCCGCCATGCCCTTCGCAGCAGATGCCGCGCCTGTAATGGCAAGCAGTGAGGGATCAATGGACGCCGCGTAGACGTTCAGAGCGGTCATCAGCCCATTCCCGCCCGGCGCAAGCTTGCCCGCACGTCGCAGCGTGTTCTCCGTCATATCACCCATGACAAACTCACGCATAATTGTCAGTTCCTGTTCACTGAACCATTTTGCCTCTCTAGGGGTGGTGATGATCCGTGTTACAGCCTGCCTGTACTTGTTGAGGATGTTTCCACCTGAACCTGAACCCGCAGTCTGCAGTTCGGCCTTGTCAAAGGCATTTTGCAGAAGTTGAGTTTTTGAGTAAGCTGCGTTTGCCGCACGGGCTGCGGTCATCACGTCATTCCCGGATGATTTTGCCGCGATAAGGCCATCAATCTCGCCAATGGCCTCAAGAACAAAAGGCTGGTCAGACTTGTTGTAGATGTCCCACAGTTTCTGGCGTGTTTTGTCCAGATTGTTGAGGGAGATCGGGCGGCCCAAGTCCGCACGGCGCTGGAGCACCCGCAGAGCGTCAAATGACGCCTTGTCTGTCTCTGAAACAGGGTCAAGGTCAAACCGGGACGTTTTCGCCTTACGTCCTAGCCTCTGGAAGGCCGCTTGCATTTCATCGGGGGTGAATTCCACCCCAGCCTTTCTGACAGCGGCGTAAGCAGCATTTTTTGCGGTTCTCAGGCTCTCAATTGTGGGACGGGCCTCGGCGCGTTGAAACAGCTTGCGCGCACCCGTATTCAGCCCCTTGAATGCGCCGGAAGCCAGACCAGCGGTCAGGAAGCCCACGCCCGCGCCGGTGACTGCATCAGGCACGCGCTCTACGGCGCTTCCCTCTGCTCGGCCCGCTGCGTCAACTGCTGACACACCGGCACCCACTGCAGCCGCGCCGCGAATAGAACGGGTTACCGGTGCCGCAGCCGCCACTGGGGATGCGATTGTACCACCAATCTCAGCCGCTGTGGTCATTCCCGGATATGCTGTCCGGGCAACCTCCAGATTCTTATCAAAAGCCTGATTCATTTCGTCGCCGCCAATGGCACCAGCGATTTCATCTGAAAAGCCGAGCGTCTGACCGCTCGCAAAACCCGTTAGACCAGCCTCAAGACGCCCCATCTGCGCGCGCGCCATATCCCTTTCAGCAATCCGGTTTGCTTCGGAATCGTCAGCGACAGGAGGCTTTTGCCCTGTTCCAGCCTGGAACCTGAGCGCATTGCGCTGCTGTATCTCCCGCCCGGCAGCCATGCGGTCTGGACCGGCGTTTTGCTGTTGCAGCAGGAGCAGCCGCTTACGTTTGGTTTCGGCGTCCATCACTCAAGGCCCCGCGCTTCATAAAGCTGGTTGATTTGCTCGCTGGTCAGTTCATCAATTCTGATCTGGTTGAACTGCTCGTCAGTCATCCCCACGAACGGGTTTTCTGACTGAGATTGCTGGCTGTCCAGGAAGGCAGCGCCCCCACCGGATCCCACCTCAAGTCCGCGAATAGCGTTCTCACGGTTCTGGCGTTTTTGCGCGATCACGTCAGGCCCATCTCCCGGGACCGGAAAGTATTGCTTGTTCGCGTTGTCAAACTCAGAGTCAGCAATGACAGCGCCGGATTCTCTGCGAAGAATGGAATTCACAAAGTCACGCCGTGCCTGATCGAACCTCTGGAAATCCTGATCACGGAAATAGTTGCCAATACCCAGCGGCACGCTCTCAAGGTTCTGCTGAGCAAACCGGGTGCCTTCATCCTCCAGTTCGTTCAGTACCTCGTTTGCATCGCGCGTCCTGATCAGAAAGCCCGTGTTTTTTGCCGCATCAACAGTCATCTTTGGGGGCGTTGCGTTGACAGCCGCGCCCCGTTCAATCACAGGATTACCGTTTTCGTCAAAGCTGATGCGCTCTCCACCCTTGGGCGGTCCACCGTTCAGCATGAACGCCTGAAACTCCGGGGTTCCGGGTTGCAGGCCTGCCTGTTGGGCGCGCTGCGTCAGCGTGTTCATCGCTGTCGTCATTTCTGGCGGCTGCTGAGCCTCAATTTCCATTTGCAGGCGTTGCTCCAGTGGCATCAGCCTGCCCAGAAGCGCCCGCTTGTTGCCGAACTGACCCACCAGTGAAGGGTCATGCTGTGAGGCCAACTGGTCCCACTGCTCCGGGGTCTGGGCGCTGTCAATCATCTGGATGGCATTGCGGACACGCTGTTGCGCCTCCTGCGCCTCAAGCGCGCGCTGGTGGTTTGCACTTGCCCGTCCCGCCGAAGCAGACGCCCGTGCGTCAGCCCTACGTGCCATTTCCATACGCTGACGGGTGGCGTCCATATTCAGTGCGTTCATCTGAATGCCCTGCTCTGCGGACTGCAGTTCAAAAGGCATCAGTTCGTTGCGGTGCCGCATATCGTTTTCACTGGATGCAAGCTGCATACCCTGAGAAAGGGCATTGACCGCGTTGACCGGACGGCCTGCCAGAATAATCCCTGAATTCAGTTTCATTGCAGCGCGTTCCTGTTCTGATTATAGGCCCAGACCCCTAGTCCATTGTTCAGTCCGCTGGCCAGTGCGTTCCCCACGCCGATTGACGTTGCCGCCTGTGCGTTCCCCAGATTGCCAAGAGCATTCGTCTGCATCTGGCCCGCTGTCGCCGCCGCATTCGCGGATCCTGCCGCAGCGCTTTGCCCGATGTTCGCGAGATTGTTCAGTTGCCCGAAGTGGAAAGCCCGCTCAGAATTGAATGCGTTGGCGCCATAGTCCTGCCCGTACCGTGTCAGCGCCTTCATGGCGGCACCAGAGTTCAGCCCCTGCCTTGCCGCAACACCGCTTTCCACGGCCCGCAGCCCTTCATTCAACCGGAAGTCATAACCGGGTGTTTTCTCAAACTCGAACGCCTGATAGCCATCGGGGGCTATATCGGTCAGACCAGCCTCAAAAGACAGGGCGTTGACTGCCGGTGTGCCCACCTGACGATAGGGCGCAAGGTCGCGCCGCATGATGTCGCGTGTCTCGCGCGCCACCTCTGCCTGCGCCAGCGCAGCGTTCTCCTGTGACTTACCGGCGCTTCTCGCCCCGGCTGCCCCGAGTAGGCCTGTGACCCCACCAATAACCGCTGAAAAGCCCATTAGATGACCTCCGAATAAACCGCGTCACACGGCTGCGCAAAGCTGCTGTAGAAGCGCTCCACGCGCGTCTCAGGCTTGCATGAACAATGAATTTCGTTGACGCCCTGCGCCTTCGCCCACTTGCGAAACTGCCGGATAAGGTCAGCATCGCCGTACCACATGATCTGAGTGCCAACCCGCCACTCAGGGTTGAGCGGGTTTCGATTGACTGCCCCGGCAATGAATCCTTTGTCAGTCAGCCGGAAAAAGCCGTTAATCCTGATAGCCTCAACCACATCAAGGAAGGCTTCGGGGTCAAACGGCCAGGGTGCATTCATTTCGGCGTGGTAGGCCCGCGCCATTGCCAGAAGGCTTCTCAAAGACCACCCGCCGCAAGACGGGCTTCATATTCTGCTAGTTTGCGCTCCAGTTCGCGGGCATACCGCAGCAGATCCATGCTGGGCTTGCCGTCGCTGTCCGTAATCGGAAGAGACCTGGAAAGGGGAGGAATACTCATGCGACCTCCAGAACGGCTGTTGTGTTGATCTGGTAATCAGCGGGCTCAGAAACCTGCACTCTCACCGCAAACTGGTGTGCCTGCCCCAACGCGCGCCACACCGTGCGCTGGTCATAATCGCCAGCAAGGCCCAGAGAGCGCGGCTTCGCATCTGTCCATGTTCTGCCGCCATCACGTGAAACAAACAGGTTGACCGTTGCTGCGCGCTCCCCAGCCGGGATAGCGTCAAGTTTCAGGCCTTCCCCGCCGCCTGCGTCCAGAATATCCCCTTCGCCAGCGTCCAGACCAAAGTCCGTTGCCTCGCTCAGGGTGTTTTCCCCGACGCGAGCGCTCAGTTCGAGCTTGACCACCCGGAATTTGTCGCCAGTGTAAACAGGCCGGGACGTTGCGGTCCTGCGCAGAAGGCCATTCAGATCCTTGTTCGTGTTGGACAGGCTGTAAATCTCGCCCACAGTGTTGCCGACCTGCCAGGTATCGCCCTTGATCGACGCAACCGCCCGCCATGCACCATCGCCTGCTCCTTCTGCGCGCTCGTGCCATTCCTGCATCTTAACGTCATAGACCCATGCAGCGCGGTCACTGAATCGCAGCACGCAGAACTTGTGACCGCGATCTTCATAGTAAAAACAATGTGTTGCGGTATTTTGTTCAAGCGATGTGTTTACTGCCGGGGTTGTGACATCAACCGCACCCGGCCCAAACCCTACGTAAACGTTGTTGTCGTCCCCCACCCAGAACAGGCTGTCATCAAACTTCACTGCCAGGTTGTGCGCCTTAAGCCCACGGTTCCAGCTTGTGGTAAACTGAAACACCTCTGCGCTGTCAGTTGCTGCGGTAACCGCCCACAGTTCGCTGTGGCGCTCACTCATCAGGACAGCCTGCCCCTGGACTTCAAAACCACGGACCAGATTGCCGTCAACCTGATCTGCAGAAGCAAAATCCAGAGCATCCAGCGAGCTTGCATCACCAATCGCAGACCACTGAAATCGTTTGCCGCCATCCTCCAGAATGACGGTATATCCGCCGATGTAGAAATGGCTGAGAACGTCTGTGAATGTCTTTGTTGTGGGCTGAGAAAGTGTGGAGCCGTTCCACAGGTAATAGGCAGTCCCGGAAACGACCGTCACATCGCCTTCATTGCCCTCAATGGTCGTGACTGCATCATCTGCCACAACAGCGCGCTGCGTTAGCGTACCGTCTCCGGCGGCTTCAAACAGTTTCCCGTCGCCCGCAACCCAGTTCTTGCTGTTGCCGATACCCATTGCGCGAACAGTCGCCGCGCCAAGGTCTGACAGCAGATCCATGCCCAGAACGGATTGCAGCACGTATTGGCTACGCCCCTGCCCCACAACAAGCTCCCGGTAGCAATTCACCAGCCTGCCGGGGTTAATGGCTATGTTGCCGCTGTCCTGTACGGACTGTCCGACAAACTCAACAAGGGGCATCAGTAAAACGCCGCCTCGTCATATTGGGTTTGCTCGGCTTCTGTCACAGTGCCGTCCTCGTCGTAGTCTGCTGGCAGTTCCTCCCGGTCATCCGGGAAAGCATAAGCTCGCATTCTGGCGATGGCCCGCGAGCGCCGCACAAGATTGAGGGTGTAGTGGCGCTGGATGTCAGCCGCGAGACAGAGGCCCAGAGGGATAAAGGCCGCGTCCGGGGTTTCCTCAAGGGTCCACGTAAACGGCATTTCGTGAACTTCTTTCAGTTCCGCAAAAAGGCTGTCCAGAACCGCGCCCGCATATGTGATCTGGTCAGCAGACGGGTCTTCATCAACTGACAGAACTGCAAGCTCGCGGTGTGCCTGGGCAATGACCTCATTTTTTGTTTTTGTCATTCCGCTTCACCTCTGTGAAACCCGGTCGGGCCAGTGCTTTCTTCGCAAGGTCCGGGTCAGTCACCGTCACGGCCTTCCCCTTCGGGAACGACACGCCGCGAATTGTCGTGGTGCTGTTTGTGTTTTTGATCTTCATCAGAACCCCCTAAGCATGAGAAAGGGGCCAGTCTCCCGGCCCCTCGTGATGCTTAGCTGTCCGCAACTGCCGCGAAGTACCCGGTCACAATGCCGTGGTCCTTCAGGTCGTCAGTGTCAGCAGAGCCGGAACCGAAGGTCATCTTGTCCAGACCGTCGATTGCGCGGATACCACAGCCGCTTTCGTTGCCGTAGTCGTTCTCTGTCTTCGTGGTGGACTTCCAGCGCTTGGAGATACCAAGGCCAAGAGCCTGCGCACCGCAGAGGAACACGCCGCCTACGTCGATGCCAGCAGCACCAACACCAGAAAGCGTGGTCATGTCGTCCACCTCGTGGATGATCATGCCATCCCACTCCAGATCACCGCCCTGGAACAGTTTGTTATTCTGCTTGGTCAGGGTAACCTCGCGCTGCGCCTGAACAATCGTTGCGTTGTTTTTCAGGTCACGGAACGCCAGCGGGTGCGCAAACACCACGAAGTACCGGCGGTTCATGCCCTCCAGACGGATCGGACGCACCTTCGGGCTGGCAGAAAGCGCCATGCGCTTCATGAGTGACAGCGCCTCAGGTGTCAGCTTGTCGCTGGTCGCGTCAACGTTCAGCAGAGACGCAGAATGGTCATTGCTGGAGTTGTTGGCCTTTGCAGCGCCAAACAGAACACGGTCGGCATTGTCCACCAGCCATGCGTCTTTGTTGGCCTCAGAGGCGGAACCATACGCGGTGCCGTTGATCGAATAGAGCTGTTCAACAACGCGCTCCACGTCTTTTTCCATTGCCCAGTCCATAAGCTGGTCCTTGGCAGCGTTGCGCAGGCCGATGGCTGATTTCTGTTCTTCAAATTCCAGAACAGAGACAGCATTCCGGCGCAGGCCGACTGTCAGCTTGTGCGAGCGGGAACCAAGGCTTTCTTCGTTGCCTTCAAGCTTGCTGGTGCCGTCATTGACGGAGCCGGTCAGCTTGTTGACCAGTGCGAAAGTCAGGCTGTCGCCGCGTTTCTTTGTCAGATCTTCCTTGACCTGGATGATGGAGTTTGTCCCCTTGCCCATGTACGGCTTGAAGGGGTTGTTGCGCAGGTACTCACGGAAGAACTTGTCGTCCCACTGCTGTGGCGTAAGGCCTGCTGCTGCTGTAGTTTGTGCCATTGGTCACATTCCTTGAAGAATGGCGGTCAGCTTCCCAGAATGTCGTCCAGACTGGTGAGCGTGGGCGCTGGCGCGACCCGTCCGCCGATTGAGGTTTCTGCGGCCATAG